ATTTTGACCTGGATGGATGTCACCCTAACATTCAATCCGTTCGAAACCGAGCCAACGTTCTTAAATATGTCCAGAAGGGCGGAGATTATATCGGGAATTGCGAGGCATCGTCATCTACTACCGTCAGATACGGCGAGCTTATTGCTAACGCAAGAGGGGCTGACGACTTTCTGGAGTGCGTTGTTCAACACTATCCTCGCGACGCTGTTCTGCATCTCGAACGAGTGCAACAATTCGCTAATTGGCGATGGAGAGAGGAACGCGCTCCGTACGTACCATCGTACACGACGTTCGACGTTCCAGTAGAACTATCCGAGTGGGTTGGGACAAACCTCACGGAAGTAGGTACATTATATACCCCATTTCCTCCGTTACGGCTGCCGCCTCCACTCCATTTATTCAATCCTAACTCTCGAGTCCTAACCCGTTGCTCACTAATCCTAACCCTGTCTAGATGGAAGACCACGAAGCCTGGTTGTCATCAGTCCTAGCCGATTTGGAAAAACCGAGTGGGCACGATCTCTTGGAAAACACATGTACTTCTGCGGGCAATTTAACCTTGACGACTGGGACGATACTGCCGCGTACATCATCTTGGACGACTTTGACGTCAAATACTTCCCTCAGTGGAAGTCATTCCTCGGATGTCAGCGATGCTTCGTCCTCACAGACAAATACCGAAAGAAGCGAACTGTCCAGTGGGGAAAGCCTACTATCTGGTTATGCAATCCTGAATTCGACCCTCGAGGAGCTCTTCCCTATTCTAGAGAATGGCTCGAGTGCAACTGCTCTTTTGTGAGACTGGAATCTGCTTTATTCAACTAAGGATCTCTGAAATAAATTCCAATGGAATAGTCCATCTCTGCGATAGTCTGGTTGGTAACATCGTTGGTATTGGATATTGCTTGCATGACGAGGTAATACGTCCCGTATTTGAAACGAATGAGTCCAGTGAGTTCTTCTTCATCTGCATCTTCAACTTGCATCCATTTGTTGATCGGAAAATAGAACGAAAACGGCGTAGGAGTAGAGATAACTCCACCGGCTGCTTCATTTTCTACTCCTGGATTCACTGCAATCGTATACGATTTCAATACTTTGACACGCGTATGGTCGAACGGTATCGTCCATCCTGCACCGACGAACGGTAAGGTATCAGACTGAAACAGTCTTGGGTTTACATCAGGTGATGTAGCTGTCGGATTTGCTGTCGCTGTAGTGGTACTGGTAAACTCAGTCCACTGTCCGAACAACGAGGGATTCTGTTGTCGTGTGAATATCAGCGTGATGCGAATAAGTGCCCCCTGACGTGTGGTCACTTCTCCAGACGTGCCTACTTGGCCACGAAGAGAGAAACCTTTCAGGAAGAACTTGTTACCGACGAACTGATCATCTTCGGTCCCTTGAATAGGCGCTGCTGCTGGATTTGTTATGTTGACTATACGAGAGGTACCATCTCCCTCACGTATTGCATAGCCTTGATCATTCTCCGGTTGCCAGATTTGCTTTGGCTCTGCGGTTTTAAGGATAACACGGCGAACAGCGCGCTTAAAACCTCCTCTACGACGAAAGGTGCGTTTGCGTCCAAACTTGCGGCGTCTGAATCGACGGCGACGGCGGAATGTCCTCCGGGTACGGAATGCCATGTCGGAATTCTTTCTGATTGCTGCTAATTTGAGCCGTTTTGCAGAAAAGGAACGATTGTCTTCCGCTTTACGCTTATTGGTTTCCACGTAATTATCCCACTTCCTAGTAAGGGGATATGCGGCTGCTGCTGCTGCGAGGCCAATAGCAACTTGACCAATAGACGAAGCCATCCAAATGTTTTTGGAATGCGCAGCTGCTATTTATACTTTCCACATTTATATAAAGCTCCCGCTTTCCGCTTTGCGGGCTGGTAATATTATCAGCCCGCTATCGTATGCCTCCTTTCCGCTTCAATGCCAAACGGACGTTCCTCACCTATCCCCAGTGCGGCGACCTCACCAAGGACGCTCTTCTTCAATTCCTCCGGGACGACAGAGGTGCTGCCTGGTATTGCGTTAGCTTGGAACAGCATGAGGACGGGGGAAACCATCTTCACGCTTACGCTGAATGGCTCCAACGACTCGACGTCCGAGACGAAAGACATTTTGACCTGGATGGATGTCACCCTAACATTCAATCCGTTCGAAACCGAGCCAACGTTCTTAAATATGTCCAGAAGGGCGGAGATTATATCGGGAATTGCGAGGCATCGTCATCTACTAC